TTCGGTCTGTGAACTAGAGAAATTGGCGGCTGTGCTGCTCGTAATTGCCGTTGAGCCAACAGTACAAGTACGCAATAACCCCGAACTTAAAAGAGACGCAACAACGCACGTTTTACCCGCTCCTGCATGATAAAAACTATGCACATAGTTAGACGTAGCTGAATTTAATATAGTAGCAGCACCAAAACTTACTGACGTACCACTAATGGTTGCTACGAAGGTAGTTAAATATTGGTTATTCCCCGCATCACTAAAAGAAACAACAATTTTCTTAGCGGTTGCGTCATAAGAGCAGCCTTTAGAAGCTTGATATTGATTAGGGTTAGATGAAACAGCAACAGGCGTACCAAAAGATAGGGTGTTAGTCCCAGAAGGTGTCCCGACTACAGCTTTAAGTTTGTTGCTATCGCCTTGGTCTGTGTAAATAACGAGATATTTGTTATCTTCTACACTATAAGCAGCGGCTAAGTCTCTAGTTCCAGCAGCTTCAAATTCAACTCCCGTGCCCAATGAGCCTGTAACAGAGGTCTGAGTAACAGCCTCAACCTTGCCGTCACTTCGTAGAGCAACAGTCTGACCGTTAGCCAGCGTTCCTTGGGCGACAAACTCTATATTATTCTGGGTTCCCCCAGATGGTATAAGCTCTGAAAGAGTAGACATTTACACACTCCAGCCAATCGTCCCATTGATGTAGGTCATCACGATTTCGGCAAAATTCTTATCGAAGGTAAGGTCAGTAGCTGAACTGGCTATGTTAGAGCCGTTACGCGCAACCAAAAAATTAGTTGTCGCTGCTGCACCTGTGCCGTCCTTGATGACTACATAATCACCTGCGCTTGGACTAGAAGGCAACGTAATTGTTATTGATCCTGCCGTAGCAACTATAAACGAAGCAGAAGTAGCCGTAGTGCTAGTACTAGTTAACGTTGGAGCAGGGTAACCGGCAGCTTCTGCCGCTGATGTCCATGTAGTACCGTTAGACTTTAGGACGTTACCTGATGTCCCTGGCGCAACGGTTGTCACAGCGTTAGTGCCACTGCCTAGTATTACGTTGTTAGCGGCTATCGTAGCAACACCTGTACCGCCGTTAGCTACCGGAAGCGTGGCTGTTACCTGAGAGGTCAAGTTAACGTTAGCTAAAGCTCCACCAAGCGTTAAGTTACCTGAACTTGTAACCGTGCCCGATAAAGTAATTCCGTTGACCGATCCTGTACCGCCAACAGAAGTTACAGTACCGTCGCCAACGTCCACTGTGGCAAGCGAATCATAGACGGCAGCCCCTGCACCGGCTCCGTCGGTATAAAGAATTTTGGTGTTGTTAGTGGGAATTGTAATTTGTGCGCCAGAGCCTTGTTTAATAATAATGCTTTGACCACCACTAGTAGCGTTTTCTATCCACCACATTTTACTAACAGTGTTTGGAGCCAATGTAATTGTTCTAGCTGACGTTAAGTTTGTACCGGAAGTAATTTTAAGGTACATAGCACGTAAGGTGTCTGCGCCCCCGTCCGACATAGTAAACGTTTCGTTTTGATCGGCAGACATTGCTTTCGCGCCATAACCCATAGCATCCGTAATCAACTCTAAGTTGGTATTGGTGCTGGTTCCCCACGTACCACTTTCGTCGCCCGTGGCGATTTCTTTTAATCTCAAATTATTTACATAAGTCGCCATTTTTAACCTCGTTTATTACGCTGCTATCTCTGTCCAATTAGGATCTTGAGAAGGTTGTATTTCTATCCACATCTGGATACCCGAAACTTGTCCTACTGCTTGCACCCCTGTAAGAGTGGTACTAATGTTAACCTCTACGTCAACTTGACCTACAGCACCAGTGGCACTTACCCCTGTTACTGTAAAGGCCGCAGGTATACTCGGTATAACCTGACCAACCCCTCCGGTAGCTGCTACCCCAACTAGGACAATATTAGCGTCACTGTTTACCGTAACGCCACCCACACTGCCTGTGGCTAACAAGCTTCCTGCGGTAACTGTTCCTGTAGTGACCGCTAAAGCCGTTCCTACGCTACCTGTGGCTTGACTTCCTGCGTTAGAGTTACCCCAACCAGAGTTACCCCACGCGCCAATTCCCCATCCTTCTAATTTAACCGTTACAGGGAATCCTACTTGACCTACCCCTGTCGTTCCAACCGAACTTCCCGCTACTACTGTTTCATTGAAGACAATGTTAACACTAAGGCTACCTACGGCGGTTGTGGCGGCAACTCCCACCAGCGTAACAGACGCTTGTCCATTAATCGAAACCGCTCCGACCGAACCCGCAGCCTGTTGGCCCGAGCTAGTGTTGCCCCACGAGCTAGAACTCCATGTATCCGTCCCCCAACCATCGAGGCGTACAGTCTGGTCGGTCACTACGCAATCCTAATCAACGCCGATGTTGCATTGTAAGTAGGCATAACTACCGAAAAATCACCAGAACTTGACGACTTGTCTGATCCAAAGTCTAAAACAAGTAGTGTAGGATCACCTGATGCAGTGTCGTTATAAATTAATGCACCACGCGCAGTAATAGTAGAGGTCGGCCAGTTACGATCTCCAAACTCTGCAAAAGCAGTGGTACCGCTGTTAGTCGGGGTTACATTAGTAAGCACGTTACCGCCAGCCACATAGCCTGTACCCGTCACTTCGTTAGAAGTGGTGTAAGCAGTGGTAGCAGCGTTAAAAGACGCACTGTTTGTATACAGGGCCATTTTAAAACTGTTGCCCGAACCGTTAGTTAAGTTGTGAACGCCTTGTAGTAGCTCCTGCTTAAAGCTAGTACACATATAGTTTCCAGAAAATGCCATGTCATAATCTCCTAATTAATTCAGCTAGTTTTGGTTGGCCCGCATCTAATAAAGCATTATAGACGGTGGTTCTATCACTGGAAATGGCTTGACGCATATAATCGGCAATAACCTCTTCCATGTTATCTTTAAAAGCGTGAGCTTGTTGTTGCAAAACCGGATTAGCTTGATCTGAAATACTAATAATACGATCTACACAACGACTTGCTATTTCTTCAGGAGTAAACCCCCTGTTTTGGGTTGTTGCAACTTCTACTTTAAAATCGTTAGATATACCTAATTGGGGTGTCATCATGTTCTTTCTCGCATAACCATACCTTCTCGATATTCATCAGTGACCTGTTTAGCTTCACCAAACTGCTTCAATGCAATAATAGCCTCTGCAAAACGTTTTTCATAATCCTGCATTAGCTGCGGGTCACCTTTCATGTAAATATAAGCTTCTATCAAACTGCCGTAAAGCAGCGTAAGTTCAGCGTTAATACTTAACCAAGTAGTTCCGTTTTCTGAACCAGCGGTTAAACTGGTTGGACGATAATAATAATGTAACTCTACAACAGAACTAGCGTTTGGCGTAGGAGCTATAAGAAAAGCATCAACATCAAAAATAGAGTAAAAACGAGGATCGCCTTGGGTAGACCTGTCCGGCGTAAACGATTGCAAAAAATTCACATCTTTAAACTCTAAAAATGTTTTTTCGTTAGTGGTCCCATCGGTGTACGACAATGAAAACGGAGCAAGAAAGTCCGTAGGCATCGTAAGGTACTCATCACCTTGCGTAACGTTTCCAGCGGAGTTTTTACGGAACAAGCTTAATTGTACGTTTTTTAGAATGCGTTCTTCCGCAGAGCGAATAAAAATGGGTAGATTAGTGACAAAAGACGTTTCCGAGTTTTGCGTGTAATCTTGCAATGCTGTTTTAAGCTGTGCGTAAGTAAATGCCATTACCTAAATCTCTTTGTTTTCTTTGCCACCTTTTTAGGTTGCGACGAAAATTGTTTCCCTGCTTTAGTGTCCTTCCTTTTTTTCCTAGTCGTTGCGGCATATTCCCCCGCAGATAGCGACTTTATTGCACTTTTAGGCAGGTATCTTTCCCCTGTTTTTGCGCTAGGCTTACCCGATTTGGTAGTCCATTTTTGCTTTGTCCACTTTTTTAAAGACTTTTGTGGAGCTTTTAATGCCATTAGGTATAGCCTCCGCCACTGTCCTTATATCTTTTGGCAAGCATTTGCGCTTTTCTAGCGGACCATTGACCCGCTTTACCGCCTTTTGTCCCTGCTTTTATAGAATTAAACATTCTTTTACGCATAGTAGGCTTAGTGTAGTTACCCGCTTCGTTTACACGAGACTTATTTACACCACCGCCTTGGTTCATTTTTATAGGGCTACCCGCCCCCAAGTTAACTCTGCTTGTCATGTCGTAACCACCGTAACTGCGCCCACTTGTCCAAAAACATTCATTGGCCTAAAGTTGCCGCCATCTTCTACATTAGGAACCCCAACGTAGATTGACAGAACCATTGGTGTATTAGGCCGAGGGTTGCGTAATGCTTGAGGGTCGGTAATTATTTTTCGAGGATCTAATTGTGGTTGTTTTTTCTCCCACTCCTCTGGACCAACTAAAGCACCCGTCCACTCAACTTTCATCTCGTTTAGCCTATATACAAAACCAGACCGATCAGATGTCCCTAAAGCATATTTTCCTGATGCAAATTTTGCCATTAATTGTTAAACCTCAAAGAAGAATATCCAGGAGATATAGTAAAAGAAGCTCTATCTCTATCTTCAACTGCGGCCTTGTCAAACTCTTCTTCATATAAAGCTTTTAACATAGGCGTTCTGTCTGCCGCTAATTTAATAGATAGGTAGTAAGCTAGACCGGCGGCTAAACAAGGATAAAACCTAAAGGGGACTTCAAAGGTGTTTATAAACGTATCCGCATCTTGTATGCGAGTTAAACGATTAAATATTATAACGTCGGTGCTGTTATCAGGCGTAGGCCACAACTCTAATTGCGGTGTTATTAATCGATTTAAAAAAAACTGACTTGCTCGTCCCGTAGTGCTTTTATTAGGTATTGTTAAATAATCGTCTCTACTGACTCGAGGTATAGTAAAATCAGTGCCATCCCTACGAACCGCTGCACTTAAAATATCGATAGTGCTTTGTACGTCCGAAAAATCAACCGCACTGGTTACAGTAGTGGTCGCTCCGGTTGTACCGCCCGTAATCGTCTCTCCTGCTGAAAACACACCTGTGGGCAATGTAATTGCTAAAGCTGTTGCCGTTGGTTTACTCGTTACTTGACACGTAGCCCCGCTAGTTCCGCCCGTAATCGTTTCAGTTACAGCAAAATTAGCCGAAGCTGCTACCACCATATTTAGTGTGCCGCCTGGATATACTCGAATGTTTGCAGCTAGAGGTAAAGTGGTTTGAGCGATAGTCCATTGATTTAAACCACGATTAGCCCATTCAGCTAATAGCAAGTTTAAAGATCGTTTCGCTGTTTTAAGATCATAACCAGTGCGAACAACTTTTCCACATCGCTCAAACGCTTCTTCGATATAATCGGCTACATCTAGCTCGAAGTTGGTAGAATTAGAAGTGGTCATTAGGCTGTGCCTCTAGGCCCCTTTCCTCTTTTCATCTTCTTAGAGGCTACCATGCCTCCACCACGCATACGAACAGGGCCTGTGCCACTCTTCATCTTCTTAGAAGCAGCCATGCCTCCACCACGCATACGAACAGGGCCTGTGCCACTCTTCATCTTCTTAGAAGCAGCCATG